GCATCTGGAACCAATTCCAATTCAACAACTGCCAATGATGATAGATCAAAATCATTTATCCATTCGTTTCCACAATCTTTACATTTTACACGCACCGGATAGTCTGCGCCATACCCTGTTGATCGTAACCAAATAATTATTGCGTTACGGTCTCCAAGTGTTAACTCTTGTGGGTTGATACTTTTGTTTTTAAGAACACTGGTCAATAGTGCATCAAGCATCTTTCCACTTTGAAGTAGATTTGGCGATGTGAGAATATCTTCTTGAATTGCGGTTAGGTAGTGAATATCTAATGATTCAACTCCAGCTAATTCTTTGCTTGTGTATAACAATCCTTTTGATGGTAGTGAAACAACATCAAATGGGATTTCAAATCCCGTATTAGAACTTTTAGGTTTCATTTCACCTTGTTTTAAAATATCATCCATTATTAGAACTCCTTATGTTCATATATAAATATGGGAGACTGAATAAAAATCAATCTCCCAATTTTTGTATTATGTATCACTCATAACCGAATGAAATGAGTGATACATCGGTCATTTACTCTTCGAACGTTGCACCTTGAGCCATCAAGTTGAAGTTAATCAAAATGACTTCCGCAGTTTTGGTAGGCTTGATATAAATCTGTCCAACCATTTGTCCACGCTCAATCATATCTGGAGTGTTGGTGGTCTCATCCATGATAACACGGAAATCCGTAAGACCACGTTTGATTTTAACAGTATCCAAGATAGGTTGAACAAGTCCCTTGAAACGATCCCATGAAGTTTCATCATTTTGCTCAAAGTCAATATACAATGAAGCACCGGCAATAACCTTTTCAATATAAAGCATCATACGTCTTACATTGATACGGTCAAGTGCGGTTGTGCGAGTTTGGAGAGTCTTTTGTCCCCAAATTGCAATACCTTGTCCGGCGAAAGTTGCGATTGGATTAATCTTGTTCTCATATAGAGTTTCACGATCATCTTGTGTCAACTTATATTCTGCCCTGATAACATCGGTCAATAATCCACGGTTAAGTCCAGCAGGAGCGAACCATGGATAGCTAACTTGATCAGTGTATGCGATTGCTTCCAAAGCTTGTGCAGTTGGTGGCAATGTAACATCTTGAGCATTATCGTTATCATAAATTTTAACGTATGGCCAATATGTTGCGGCATAGTTTGTATCCAAACCTGCAATGAGAGCGGCCGCCCCTGCTGATGTGGTCGGCACACTTGACATATCTCCAACATAGAAGCAATCGGCTCTTGTTTCAGCAAGTTCAATTGCATATGCTCCAATAGAAGATTCAATTTTAACACCCGGAACTGCAAGTAGATTGATATCAATATCTTCTGTGCTTGCTAGTGTATCCAGTGCGGCTTTCCACTGTGCTTCTTCTGATGCAGTTGGTGCAGAAGTTAAAAGGTCTCTAGTTGAGTCATTGCTTGACCAACCATCATTTCCACCCAAAAGAGGGACAAGGAATTTTCTATTGCTTTTAATAAATGTCACTGAACCAGAAGCAACTTGGTAATGTGTTGCACTAGCACCACTATTCAAGTGGAATCCAGTCAAATAATTATCTGATACTTTACTAAGATCCCATGCACTAGCCCAACCACCCATGAGTTGATCTGAATCAACTGCTGAATAATCTAACCCAAGATATTGACGCTTCACTGATGTTGTATCAACAAAATCCTCTACCATTGGGAATTGTGGGAACGGTGCTCCACCACTAAATGGTGCCGGAAGTTTATTAAATCCATATGGCAATGCTGTTGCTGGAGCACCATCGGCAACTTCTACATAGATATACTTAGAAATTAATGCATAATCTCCAGATTCATCCTTGCTGTCACCAATTGATCTAGCAATATATGAAGCATTTGTTGGGTCCATTGAAAGTTTAGGAAATTTTTCCAAAACAATTTGTGATGCATTTGTATCGCTAAATAAACGAACAACTAAATCAAATGTTACATTTGTTGTGTCAATATTTTCAATACCAACTTTAACATCAGTGTTTGATGAATTACCATCTGAAACTGTGTATAATGTAAACAAACTAACACCTGCGGCGATTCCATCGGAAACATCTCCAACAATCATTGGACTTTTAGCACCACTCCAACCAGACACATACATTGGGTCTGTTGCCACATGTGTATGATCTGCAACATCACCAGAACCAATATACGCACCAACGGCCGCCGTTGGGAATACATGATTAAGTGCTATTGTGGTTTCATTAACAGTGTTATTTCTTGGGAATAATGTTTCAATATACACTGGTGAATTTGCATCAGTTAAACTTACATTTCCACTATAGATATATTCATCACTTGCTCCTGAAATGTTTATAATAAATAAATCATCAGCCGATTGTCCTGTTGCCGAACCATTGTTCATAATAATAGTTGGAGTACCAGAAACAAGCAAGGTTGCCAAAACTGTTCCACCTGTTGATTGAATTGAAACGCTGTCAAATTCTCTCAATAAATCATCGCCCAATACTCTAACAATATATGCTTCATTCGCATACTTGAAATAAGACTTGGCGCAATATCCTACTTGTTTGTTTGGGTCTAAGTCTCCGAAAATTTCACGGAAAGTACCCATATTTGAAATCAGTGTTGGACGCATTGCTGGACCCTTTGCGGTTTCTCCAACCAATGCTAACGCTGAATCCCCAATGCTTGAAACGTAGTATGAAAAGTCACGTTCCCTTACATATACTCCGGGGCTTACAAAAATTTCTGCCATTATTTAGTTCCTCTCTAAATTGTTTCTTCATCGACATTTATAACAATGTCGCTTACGCCAAGCCGTTCTTCGAATTCTTTTTCATCGATGATATAGCCACGCACCTGTATTGCATACGATGTGTGCATAACTCTTTCATCCTCAATATTATCAACATCAGTTTCGTCTGATATTGATTCTATTAGCATTGGCATGTAATGTTTGTCAATATCTAAATATGCTTGAAGGCTGGCGAAATGCCTCAACAACACTTCATTAATTATATTTATGTCAGAAATAAAGTGTGTTAGAACCCTAACTTCATAATCCATATCAACTTTTATTGGTTGTGGAACCTTATAATGCATAACTGTTGGACCATCAGCGGTTTGAACTGGTAGTCTATATATTGTGAATTTCTTACCGGGTATTCTACCCTTTATTGGTTGCTGTGCTTGGTTTATTCCGGTTCGTCTAATGGTTATGTATGGATAATCTACATTGTGATTTCCATCCATTGCTTCCCATTGTTTTTTAAACTCTGCCCATTTTTCTGGGGATAGAAAGAATGCTGGAACCAAATTGTCTTGGATAAGGATTTCTCTACCATTAAACCAATTAAAAACTGCTTTGTCTATGTCTTCGAAGTTTATACTTCTAGGATAGATTGTTGTTTGACCAGTGAATGGACTTTTATCTTCCCAATCAGTAGCGGCCAACGTACTAAGAATTTTTCCGGGTGGAAATCTTTTGTTATACATTATTTTTTACCATGTCCATTATCTGCTCTGTTTGAAGATGTTCGCCTCACTCTTAGATTGTGATCGTCATTTGAACCACCGGAGCGTATTGGGTTTTTGTGATCAACATCATTGCCATCTCCCTTTGCAACTCTACCCTCACGTTCAAATCTTCGTCTAGCATTGTTTCTCTTTGCTCTATTTTTCTTTTGGTCTGAACGCTTATGATAGTTTTCATACTCTGCTTTATAGTCACGATCTTCTTCAATCATTTCTTCAATGAGTTCAATGATATATGCTTTAATTGTTTCTCTATCCATTATGAATTTCCTTCTATTGATTTGAATACATCTGTGTGAACAACCTTTGCAAAGATCTCTCTCATGAAGTCACGATCTCCAGCAAACTTTTTATCCATGGAATCTTTGTTGTATCCGGGGTCAAATATTTCATAGAACTTTCCTTGAAAACCAATAAAGTCTCCAACGTTAATTTCTATATCTAAATCTACCATATGTTCCAAATATACCCATGCATTCATATCCCCTTTTGACATTCTACGAATACCACCTTCGGAAACAACATCGGTATCTAATATTTGAATTCTCGCTTTAACTTCTACAACTGGTCTGTAAACCTTACTGTGTGCTTCACCATAAAAATTTGAATCGGTGTTTGCTACATCAACTCTGAATAATGAGAAGTGTTGGTTGACTAGTGTTTCAACTAGTTCACGCCCAAGGGCATTGAATAAAGTTTCTTCTTCATCACCGAAGAAAATAGGTAGTCCATCAGCCATAATTTATGCCATTTTCTTTAATTTGTCCAATTCTTGCCCCGCCTTAAAAATTACAGACCAAAATTTTTTCAATTGGGCTTGCATTTTTTTATCATCGTCTGCCTCCGCCGCACGAAGTAGTTCATAATAATCTAACCCCACATCAAGTGCCTTGTTCCAGCTTTTGACAAATTTTTCCATTGCTTTCTTTTTATCCTTTGATGGTTTAATATTTTGACCATCAACACCACCAAACTTAAAATTATCAGTCCACGGCTTTGCCTCATTAATTGTGACATTTAATTCTTGTATTCTTTTGCTATCCAGGGTATATTCCTAACGGGTTATATGAAAGTTGTCGGTTGATATTCTCAGCCGCATTTGCATCGTTTTCTATTAGTTGGGTTATATCCATTGCTTCTAGTTCATTCAATAAATATTCTTTCAATTGTTCTTGCTTCTCTAAGCCTTCCGACCTAAGTAGTTCACCATCAAGAGTTATGGTAGCATCTGGAATAGGCATCTCGCTAAACTTGCTTCTAATGTTGCCCAATTGCTCTTTAGCAATGGCGTAACTGTATTGTTTAACCCACCTTTGGCTGGCAGAGTTAAATGCACTATATGGAATTTCATCCATGATAATTGTAGCTGGATTGCTAACCACAGAATTTTCAGTTTGTCCAGAGTAAAGGTTGAGTTCGCTTTTCTTTTTGTAGAAATACCAAACCCTAGTACCAGCGGCAACGCTTTGTGGCACAGGATAAATTGAAACTGTGTTTATTGTGCGTCCAGTTGTGTCGGGTGCAACTCTTGTTTCATCTTCTCCACCGGGACGAATCGCATAGGTATAATCTCCACGCCAAATCTTCCAACGCATTTCTGTTGCATTGGCAAGTTGAATTGAAAAATATGCTGGAACAATATACATGTATGAATGTCCCATATATCCCCAACCAAACTCAAAGTTCACCCACGCCGGGTTGTTGTTAGGGTCTACAAGGTAACGAGTAATTGCCGCTGGCTCTTGCCACATAACTTCATTTACAACGATATCATTTGATAGGTAATATTCTTGTTTGCCTTCTTGCAAAACAAAGTAATCTTTATATACAGGAACTTCTCCACCAACATTTGCTTGTTCTGAATATGCTTGTGCAAAAGATTTGGCAAACTCAAAGTTTTGAGCAACCCATCTCATGGTAAAATCAGTTGCGCTATCTAAACCAAGTGCGTTTGCTATGTTTGATTTAATTGCCCATTGTGTAACATAGTTGCTGTATTCTTCTATTGATGTATTGAATGCAGTAACATATTGAAATGAAGTTAATTCAACATTGACAACAGGTGAGCCAAACATTGAAGAAATATATTGTGTAATCCCAGTTATTTCGGGATCTGTTGCGATATAGTCTGCCATTTTTTCTCCTTAAAAGAATGTTACTTGTAAATAGGTAGCATACAAACAAAAAGAACGGGAAGCCGAAGCCTCCCGTCCAATTTATACAACTATTGTTGTTTAGCTAGTGGCAAAGCCGTTAACTACTGCATATTCATCTGGGAATACGACTTTCAACAATCCGTAATACTTGTTGTTCACAACTTTTTTCGCATAGCGAGTCATGATACCCTTACGAGGTGTGAAGTCGTCTGGGTCTAGTACAACAGGAGTTAGTTGGAATGGAATATATGGTGCGTAAACGTACCCTGTATCCATGAAGGTTTTACCCTTATGTCCAATCAAGCAAACCCATGCAGGCAGGTAAGGATCTTTGTACACTTGATAGCGGTTAGCTAGTGTACCAAGTTTTTCAATACCCATATTGAATTGCTGTGCATCCACATCATTCATTGCATGGAACTTTTCGATATCGTCAATGACACTACCGATTTCGGTGGAAACAACCAACCAGTTCGCACCACCACGAAGCATTGCTTTGTGGATAGCGGCACTAATCTTGTTGATCTTAGTCAACAGAGTTTGGTTCCACTCTTTTTGTGTCACATATCCACTAGCGGCATCTGGAACAATACTTGTTCCATCAACACGAGTGCTAGTTGCTGTGCGGTCATAATTCCATTGGTCTTGGAATGGTGCTACACGGATAAGGTCACGGATGATTTCACGGTCGATTTCAGCGGCAAGTTCTTCGCTCAAAAGAGCAGTCAACTCGGCCTCTGCATCGATACTGTGATAAGCGGCGAGGTCTTGAGCAAGCTCAGGAGTCCAGTGCGCTTTCATCTTACGACTTGTAACAGATACAGTGGTGCTGGTTACGATCAAACGTACTTCAGCCATGTTTGAATTTGCTTCCAAGTCTTCGTAAGTTTCGTAAAGAGCATTTAGAGGACCAAATGCCAGAGTTGATGAACTTCCAGTATATGGACTTGGAATAACAGAAATTGTATTGTCTTTAAACAATGATTCTGTCCAAGTTTGTGTTGCGATTGCGAAACTAACTGAACTTCCACTTGCGTCTACAACACGAAGACTAGCAAGGCTTTTTTCTCCACCGGAGTAAGGCATTGTGATAGCAACACCTGCGGCACCAGTTACTACTGTTGCGGCGGTTACTGTTGCACCTGTACCAAAGGCGAAATCATGTCCATCATTTGCATAGTGAGCATCATAAACACTTTCGTAGGTTCCACGGTCTCCAGAAGTTACCCCTTCAACTTGATTGTCCAGATAGAACAATAGTCCCGAAGGTAGGTTCAACGGCTGAACTGAAACAATGTCGTTAGCCAATAGGCGAGAGAATACTCTACGCACCATTGGGAATACAACAATGTCAAACCCAGCGATATTGGTTGTCATGTTGTCGGCTTCCATAAGGTAACCGGCTTGGTTCTCAAGCAACTGTGCGATGGTTGTTCGTTGGTTTCCGCCCAAACCTTCTAGAAGGCCTGTCTTTCCCCACCGGTCAACTACCAGTTCACGTTGTTCTTGAAGGGCTTTTACTTGGATATTTCCAACTTGGCCCGATCTCAATAATTCACTCATTATTTTCTCCTTTTATGAGTATCAAAAATAACTATGAAATATATTATTTGTCGAATTCATAATTCATGATGCGTTTCATACGAGACACATCATTTGATTCGTAAATATTTTCTGTTTTTGTTTCCCTTAGAAGTTTATTCTCTTTAATTAAATTAGAGAAGTTTTCTAATGGATTTGTTCCTTGCACCTCTGTGATGATAGTCTTATACAGAGACTTCACATCAACAATGTCGTCACACTCATCGAGTCTTTCGGCAATGCGTTCTTTTTCCGTGTTAGTAAATGCACCGCTCATATAAAGTTTATTGAGATGTGCTAACTTGGCGTTGAACAAATGTGTCTCTTGTAACTGTCCCTGTAGAGTTTCAACAGCACTAGATAGTGTGTCTCTCTCTTCCTCTAAACTTTCGATGCGAGTTTGTAGATACTCCGCTGGAGTGATCTTCTTGAATCGTCCTTCTGAACGAATATAGAGACCTTCATCAATCTCATCGTCTACTACGGCATCATCGTCATCTGGCTTTTCGCCATCTTCGTCTTCAATGTCAACGTCAGCACCTTCATCAACGCTGTCTTTATCGTCATCATCTGCATCTAAATCAATATTGATTTCAACGTCATCATCGTCACCATCAAAATCATCTTTGATTTCTACATCGTCGTCCTTTTCATCTGCTTCTTTGATATCTTCTGCATCATCAAATAGCTCATCTGGGACTTCTAGTTCTTCTTTATCGTCTTCTTTATCCTCTTCGGCTTCTGAAAGTTTCTTACCTTTCAATGCTTCACGGCCCTTGTCTGACTTAGGAGCACCGGAACCCTCATCTTCCCATCCACCATCACCTGTTTGTTTAACAGCGGGCTTCTTACCGGGTAGATCTCCGGGTGCTTTTTCTGGGTCTGCTGAACCACTAGTGTCTGCGTGTTCTTCGCCACCACTATGCTCTGCTTCCCAACCTTTGTCTCCAACCTTTTTAGTTTTTGGTTGTCCCTTTTTAGGAAGTCCAGCTTGACCTTTTTCTGGAGTAGCGTCACCACTCACATCGTCATACTTTCCTTCTTTTTTCATATGTTGATTTTGAGCTTCCTCATCGTCATCAACAGCAGGGTCAGTTCCTTGGCGGCCTGGATCTGGATTTTTTCCAAGGTCATGTTCGTTACCCTCTTCTAATTCCTCATCATCCAATTCCTCATCATCAGGAACATCCTTGTCATCTTTGAAGTTTTCTTTTTCATCTGCTTCACTTAAAATATCTTTAAAGAAATTCACAAAATCAGGTGTAAATGATTCCATAACAATCTCTTTTGCGTTTTCGATTGATGCTCTTTCCAACTCTTCGGCTTCGATTAGTGCCTCTTCAATTAGATTTTTCTTTGGCATTTGTATTTCCCTTCTTACTTAAAATACGAATCTTTTAATATCCCATGTAGGATATTTCTAAGGTTGTTGAATTTGTCTACTTCATATTGTAGACTCTCAACTAGAAATGCTCCGGGTGTGGATGGTGAACTTACTGCATCAAATGCAATCAATTCAAAGTCATCCTGTACTATATTGGCTTCGCCTTCACGTTGTAGGGAGCCAATTCCTCTTGAGCTAATTCCAATCTTCACACCTTGTTGAATTATAGTTCTTAATATTTGTCCTTGTGGGGTTCCTAATATTTCCAAGTCTCCCCGGATATCATCGCCCTGTTCATAAATATTAGTTATCAAGTGTGAAACGTTTTTTAATTCAACAATTGGTGAGTCTGGATGATCTAATTCTCCCAAAGCTCTACGTTCACCTACCAGTTGTGAATATTTCTTTACTTCTCTAAATATAACCTCAGAAGGATAAATTCTACCATTGTGATTTTTTGTGTTAGCTTTTTGTAACAATTTATCCTTTAGAATCAATGGTTTGCTTGAATCTCCTGCCGCTTCATTTAACTGTTCGGGAGTTAACTCAAGAGCATACCACTCGCTGATTACCATTTTTTGGTTCATTATTTCATACCTTTATTTACATCTGAAATTAATGTGTTAATATCTTTCCATGCAGAAGTGAGCTTTTTAGACAATTTTCCAGCAGGGACTTTTCCAGCCGCCGACATTATTAATGTTCTGGCCTTTTCCAAATCTCTAATAATTTCTTGTGGTGAAGGGTCTGTTAGTGCCTCATTCAATGCTTTATTTAATGTGTTAATATTGTGTTTCATTATTTCGCCCCCTTAGCTACTGAAAAAGTAACCAACGCTTTTCTTTCATCAAATGGTTCAAGTGATAAAATTTTATTCACTGCGTCTGCAAGTGGCTTTTCAAAGTCTTTGAATGAATACATTTCAACTTTACCATTGGCAGGGTTTGGGCCAGGTTCGTTCACATCATAATTGACAAAATTAACAGTATCAATGTTTATTTCTATTTCAACAAATTGACGTTTTCCAACTTGTGCTTGTCCGGGGGAATAATCAATAATAGAAATTATTGAATTTGGATCAAAGTATGTTGAATCAAAACACGACTTAAATGTTCGTTGTTTAACTCTCTCAACTTCTTTTCCCCAATCAAGAGCAACGATTGTCGCAAGTTCCGATGGGTCTGATGTAGAGTTTGCTTTTGCTTTTGTTAATTGTAGTTTTGGTTTTACCCAAGACGAAATTAAAATATAGACTGCCTCTGGTCGGTTCTTGTGTTCAATTGCGCCGCCTTCAACTTTCCAATCTTTTCTAGCAATTTTTAATTTCTTTTTTGTTCCCGCTGGAACATTCCATTTTCCTACTGCCATTATGATTTCCCCTCGTTTAATTTTTTCAATTCAGAATGGAGTTCATGAGCATCCAGTAGGTTTTCTTGTGTGTATTTTTTTCCTACTCTATTGATTGCTTCTAGAATTTTATTTGATAAATCAATGTTGTCGTTTAAAGTTAGTCTTTCACTTTCCAATTTCAAGGCCATGATAGTTTTTTTGTAAAGGGCAAAAATATTTTGTTCACTACCTTCACGCAATGTATTAAACATTATTTTATCTTCCATGTCAAACTTTGAAGTGAATTTATTGTTGAATTTTTTTAGAGCAATTCTAACAATGTGTTTTGGTTGTAAAACTTTGAGTGTTGAGTTTGAAATTGTTTCATTCAAATTTTTGAATGGATTTATCTCATCTCTTATTGCTGAAATATGTTCAACAACCGCTTGAAACGATTCTATAAACTCAATTTGGTTTTTATTTTCATGAATGGTTTTGTATCTAATTAATTTAGAAATGTGCATATCTATATCCGTTGATTTTAACAACGGAACGCTACACTTCAATTCTATTAGGTGATTATATGTCTTGATATCATCAAATTCATGACCATCCAGCACCGCAAGTGTCTCTGTTACAAACAGTTTAGCAGATTCAACATCCTTTATGAATGATGAATTCAGTTGGTGATATATGCGGAATTGAAGAGATAAAGACTCTTTCATTTGAACATAGTTGATAAAGTTTCTAGCCAAAACCTTTGACTCTACTTCTTTACTTTCCACCATCATTGTAACACATTCTTTTGTTACCGAGTTTAAGATTGTTCCAAAATTCACGTTTAGCACTCCTTGAAAATTAATTCCCTTAGTATAAAATATCTACTTTTTGTTGTGAAGATTTATTTCATTCAACTTTTTGCTACCTTCTGTAAGGTTTTCGTCTAAATGTTTCAACATTTTTATTGTGTTGTCATATGACATACTATTATTAATTAAACTTTTATTGTATTTGACTTCTTTTTCTTTATCATGAGAAATAGTTTTCATGATATTAGTAATGTGTTCACCGATGGCTTCACCTGATTCAGAATCAACGTATGATTTTCCTTCTGGTGGATCATCTGGTAGAGGATTTCCTTCTTCATCTTGGAATTGTCCACCCTCCATGCCCTCATCTCCCATACCACCCATGGGATCATTGCCACCAGCCTTTTCAATTTCTAGTTTCATTTTTCCTTCAAGGAATTGTTGTTCAAGAATTTTCTTAACTTCATCATCAGTAAAGTCGAAAATGTTTTGCATACCCCAAACAAACGAAATTGGAGACAGTGTAGTTTCATCCCATAGAGCACCAAACACACTAGCTTTTTGTTCCCAAATTTCCATTTTTTCAATTTCAGTTTGTGTGCTTGGGTTTGTTAACTCTAATTCAAAACCAGTAAGGTGTTCCTTGTCTCTGAACCCCATAGCATATAGATGGACAACAGCAATGTTTGTTAATGTTGCAATCATTGCTTGTTGAATTCTATTAATGGTTCTGGCAAATCTAAAGTCTTCGGATGATAGAGTTGCTTTCGCATTAATCTGATCATCAAATGTTAGGTAGGCTTTTGGAATTTTTAAAGAAGCGAAAAGTTTTGCTTGGATGTATTCGATATCTCCAATATCATCAAGGTTACTTGCTCCCGGCAATGTATCAATCTCTGAATTTTTATCCCCACGCCTTGGAATGAAAAAATCTTTGTCAACAGCCATGGAATTATATTTGAAGTCTATTCCACCGGTTTGTTCATTAACAACTGGGGTTCTCTTCATTGCGTTTTTCATGTCTGAAATATATTGACTCACATCGCCCGGATCAATGTTTCCAACATCAATGTAGAATACTCTGCGTTCTGGGGCACGAGTAATGCGATAAATAAGCATGGCATCTTCTGCAAGTTGTAGTTGTTTCCAAACTAACCTTGCTGATTCTAGTTGTGATGTTCCATAGGGGAAGGTTGCCATATTAGATAGCATACGGAAGTGAGCAATTTGCCAACTGTCAAACATAATATTTTGGGCATCCCAAATATATTTTATTGAGTTAACGTCACCATCATATGCTTCTTCACGCCTAACCTCTTCTGTTGGGATAGGTAAAAATCCAGCCACACCAAGATTTGGTTGAACATCTAATAGAAGGAAATGATTTCCATACTTGCACATTTGGCGAGTCCATTGCCATAGGTTATGATCAATGTCTAAAATGTCTTCGAATAGGTTTTCAAGAATGGTTTTAATTCTATTATTTTCACAAGTTATTTTTAGTACGTTCCCATATTCATCTTGTGTCAATGATTCATCAGCATATATATCCAATGCGGAAGCAATTTCAGGAGTATAATCCATAACTGTATAGTCTTCAAAGGATTTCCTACGGTCAACTTCAAGGGTTGTTGCACGAACATAATGGTCATATGTTGCCTTGGCAAATTGAGATTTTAAATACTCTTGATGTTTGTGTGTGGTAGGAGCATCTAGTTGCTTAGGTTTAGCAACATAGCGTTGTCCAAATCCCCTCTTGAATAGAAGGGTTAACTTAGATGGTAAGTCAAGATTGGTTGACGACAAATCTGACCGATCTGGTGCGTCAAATAAGTCTCTTTTTTCTCTGTCTGTTCGATTAAAATAATCAGCCATTATTTACCTTTGTTTCTTCCTATTAACCAACCGAGATTTTCTACCGTCCCGGCGTTTGTCACCATTTCCCATGGATTATTTTGTCTCATTTGTCGTGAAAAGGATTGGTTTAAAATTGCCAATTCTTCTGTCGCTTCATCTCGTTCATTATGCATAGACCTAAGCGAAGCAAGTATGCTTTCTTTTGTGGCAAGCATATCATTTAATGTTGTTGCCATAACGAACAAACAAATAGCCATAGCAATAGATAAATCATCATTATATCCATGCATAGCTTCCGGTCTACCGTTATGATATACTAGAGTTCGCAATTCTGAAATCATTCTAATCGATCTTACTGTTATCGTTTTTGTGCGAATCTCTTGTTCTAGTTGGGCAAAAATTAATGGTCTAGTTGTTAGTGTTGTTTGAAAGCCCGGAACCATATTGTCCTCTTTGTTCTTAAGTGCCTTCTCTAACTTCCTGCGCCTTTGACCATGAATACCCTTCATTGAATAATAAATATTTGGATATTCCATTTCAACCAGTTTAAGGCAAGTTGCGTATCCAATACTATTCGCTTCTGATACAATCAACGCATCATTGTATTCATAACCTAATTCAGCCAAAAACTTTGCAAACAAATCTGGCGGGAGTTTTCCCTTGTATTCTGCTACCTGTTCTCGTGTTCCAACATCTAGAACATGACAGGCAGAGAAATCCGAACCATCGCCTCTAGCAACATCTGCTGATATTAAATACTCATGTTCATCTTCGGGTTCCACCCATATCCATAGATTATCATCCCAACCAGCCTGTCTAATTGGTATAGTGCAGAACTTTTCCATTGCTTTGATATATTTTTCTTGTATAACTTGATCTCCTGAACCAAGAAAGTCCATGTCAAGTTCTTGTGCAACCTTTCTAGGGTCACCAAGTTGTTTCTTTTGTTCCTCATACCAATTGGATGTTGGAACTAAGGCATCTTTTCCACAACCTTCACAAACAACCTTGTCTTTTAAGAAGTTCATGTTTCCATGGTCTTGTATGTGTTTACATTCTGAACAATGCCATGTTGCTTCTGCACCATAAACTGGATGATCTGTCCAGTGTGCTATTAATGGAATAAAATCGGATTCTTTATTCATAGAAGCTAACCATTGTTGGTGATACCAGTTTCCAACACCCTTTGGAGTGGAAATAATAATTGCACTACCACCTAATGATAATGTTGGGAATGCGGCCGCCCAAAGATCGTCAACTTTGCTTGTGTCAATGATTGCCGCTTCGTCAATCACCAATAGTGATAGTGATTCCGAACGTCCAGCATCCCCAGTGGTGGCTTGTGCGGTAACCATTGAACCATTGGCTAAAACAATGCTTTTCTTGTTATCGGACTCTAATGCTGGCACCATCCAATCAGGTGTCTTTTTAATGAAGGTTTTAATTTTTCTAATGAACCCTTGAGCATTGTCTTGCTTGTTTGCCACTACAACAATCTCTTTAGCTCTATGAAAAATGATCATCCATGCAATGTATCCAGCGGTGAGTGTAGAGAATCCAGTTTGGCGAGACTTTAATACGATATTAAATCTGTTGTCTTGATAGGATGCCAAAGCTTCTTTTTGGTAATCAAAAAGGTTAAACTTAACATGCCCCTTTTTGGGGTGATACACCATACCAAATGTGCCTAGATAATATTCTGCACTTTTTGTGCACCGAATCATTTCTCTAACCATATCTCGTTTTGTGTATTTTAATTTTGGTCTTCCGACAGGTCTCTTGGCCATATAAAAAACTCCTATGATATTAAATACCATAGGAGTTCTCTTTATTCTGTTATTGGGTTTTTAGTTATTCAAGTCCAAACTTGTCAAGTCCAAACTTGTCATTACTTGGTACTCTTCCGTAGTCACCAAATACGCCAAGCTTGATCACTTTTGTTTTCAACTTTGGTTTGATATATGTCTTTTTCATTCTCGTGCCTTTCGTTTCTATTCTTGGTCTACACTTTCCAATGTGTTCCAAAGTTGGTACAGGGTGAACGGGTATTCAAGTTTGTGTGGTGGATTTCCATTTTTTCTTAGAATAATTCCATCATCAACCTCTTGAAAAGAAATACCACCTGATGCATCCCTAAAAAGAATTTTTCCTATGAAGAAATCCGAACACTCAAAAGCATCTGCGATATCCTGAACACTGTTAATTACGGTCATAATTTACACCTTTAGTTTGCGAACACTTTGGTGAAAGACTTGAAAATATTTTCGTCCAACATGCGGGCACGTTCATATTTTCCTTTGTCACGAATAAGGTTGTGTTCCAAAACGGAATTGAATGCATTATACAATCCCCAAACACTAACAACACCAAATTGTGTTTCACGTTCAATTTCAGCTTTCACTTGATCAAGGTAACGCTTTGGAAAAAGGTTTCCTTTACGAGCAATAATTTCTTCAGCCAATATTGCCATAGCATCTGGAGTCAAAACCTTATTTGCCCATTTTTGCAAAGTGACAAAACGATCCTTGTCTGAAACTTGAGCCAGAATTTCATCAACCAAATCATCAAAGGATTTATTCTTTGAGTGAGTGGTTTTCATACTGGCAATGGCAGTAGGAACACGCATACCGTTGGTACAAGCCAAGCGATAGATTGTTGCCTCAAGGGAATACTTGAGTGTGCCATCAAGAGAATTAACGATTGTAATTCCTGGCCAGCAAGAGTCCTTCTTGCCTTCTGGGGTTGCCAAGTTCAACTCTTGAGTTGGGAAGTATACATTGGCAAACATCTTTGCGCCACCTGCTGTCAGGGCAACACGTTGGAATGTTTTAATCTTTTTTGTTTCAAGCGATCCAGAATTGGATCAAGTGCTTCGGCATGAGATAGAACCTTATAGTTGCTACCAACTTCACCAACCACTACATTGGAATCACATCGGATGATTGCTCTCCGGTTGGGAACGATCAAACCAGTAGCGGTTTGAACTTCTTCTTCCCTAACATCGAATTGGTATGGTGATTTGAATTCTTTTTGGTCTCCACGTTCACTGGTGAAAATTCCACTTGGTTGTTCTGTGTTCATTTTAATAACCTTTCACTACTCATATTCTTTACGAGCATATTTGAAGTAAGTACGAGTGCCGCCCTTACAAAGTCCCCTGCCATGTTTAATATCATCAAGCAATTTAAGTGCCCTTTTAGAATGACTTTTAACTCCATAAAACCAATGATTCCTTGCGGTTTTCGGTGGATCATCTGGAGTCTTAGGCATCAATGCTATTTTTTTGACAGGATGGTAATAACATCCAACACAATTCCTAGCAACTTTACAGTTGAAGAATGGTTTGTGTGGACAATTTTCTGGAAATGTTTCCTTCTTTCTTTTGGGTTTAGTAACTAGTTTCTTCGGTTTTGGTTTTGTTTCCTTTGTGCAATTTTTACAAAGGAATGGTTCATTGAAATGTTTGTCTGTAAACTTTCTAACCTTTGTTGGGTCTCCACATCTTGGACAAATAATTTCGCCACTGGTTAAGTTTTTGGATCTTCGTTTCCAAATCTTACCACCAGAATAAATTTCGTTAATCATCGTAATAATCATCAACTTCCCTGAGAGCGATTTCTAAAATATCATTTTCATCTAAGAGGATCATCCGTTTTCCCGATCCCAGTAACGAATACTTAAATCCATCATATGTTCTAAGTATTTTATTTTTTAAGTCAACCATTTCTATGTTATTGATAACAACTGCTTCGCCATTTTTATGTTGGTTAGAGTTTCCAATTATTCTACCTTGAACAAATTGTGGCATTTGAAACCTATCGTCATATTTGATTATCCACTTCGTAAGAATTGGCAATTCGGTCTTTAATCTGATATTCATTGTAAGCCTCCATGTTGTTGACTATAAATATCATATTATATTTTCAATCGCACAATCCCATGAAAAAGTTAACAAGCAACAATGGACTAAACATAACAAAAGAAATTGTTACTGCCATTGTCCAGAAAAACAACCAAAAGATTTTCAATACCCACATTATTTTTTCCTTTGAAAGAGTGTATATTTTGTAGTTACTCTGTAATTATAACCTATTTCTTAGGAAAAGTAAACAATAAATTGAAAATAAATTATTCTTCTTCTATCTTCTGTATCGTCCTATTCAAATACCAAATGGCTTTCTTTAAGTCATGTATTGGCTTTCCTTTGTCTCTAAATCTTAGTAAATATTTCAAAACATTAGAAAGATTATATGCTACCTTTGGATTTTGTTCAATCTCTATAATCATTTCAATAATATCAATTGCTTCCATATCTCTATTGCAATAGTGGGATGGGTGATTAACATCATCTGGAGAAGATTTAATAGTTGAACCACACAAGTCTTCTATTTTAGATTGTATGTTTTCAAACACTTCATCTTGTGGTTTTGTTGTTAGTTGTTCAATCTTTCCAATATCAAATCTACCTTTGTCCATTTCTGCTAGTCTACGTTCTGGGTCGCTTGTTGGGTCTGTCATTTTTTACTCCTGAAATAAAGGCTGTTCACCTTCGAAAAACATGGTTCCAATTGTTATATCAAATCCATGACTTGTATCATTTGAAAGATACGCAAATAGATAATATATTTCATCTACTTTTAAAATTTCACATGCTTTACCACCAACCCGGTGATAGTTTTTTCCGTTTGTTATATTTGGAATTTGACAAGTTCCATTGTTTGGGGTGAAAAATACATATTCATTATTA